GCAGGGAACTCAATAACTTTCCATTTGTCAGCTTTAGGCTCAGATTGTGCCTTGATGAGCCTTCCTGTTAAATCATCGGTAGCCCATCTTGTCATTACAACACAAATCTTACCGCCTGGTTGCAAACGTTGTCTGGGTCCTGATGAATACCATTCATATGCTCTGTCCATAGCAGAATCAGACATTGAGTCTTGTTCTGTATGTGGGTCATCGATAATAAGTAAGTCCGCCCCTCGCCCTGTGATAGAGCCGCCTACCCCCGCTGCAAAATATTCGCCACCATGATTTGTCTCCCAACGGCCTTTAGCCTTACTATCTTCTCTTAGTGTAACATTACCAAAGACTTGTTTATACTCCTTAGTGTTCATTAAATTACGAACCTTGCTACCGAACCTTGTGGCAAGTTCAGCGTTGTGTGATACCTGCATAATTTTCATCTTAGGATTCCTACCTATCATCCATGCAGGGAACAAATAAGATGCAAATTCTGATTTAGTATGTCTAGGGGGCATATTTATGATGAGCCTCTTTTCATCATCTTTAGCAATTTTTTGAAATTCTTCAGCGATTATTTGATGGTGCCCATATTTCTTTGGGTCCTTTGTTTTACGATAAATAAAATCTTCCCACATAGCACCAGCAAAAATTAAAAAATCATCCTGGCATAACTTGATCCACTCTAATTGCTTTTTAAGAATTAAGTCTTTTAATTCATCTTCTGTTAGTTTGTCTAAATTCATACCGTTTGGGACCCTAGTATATGAATGTATATTGCTTTGTAAACCTCTTTTGCAAATTTGCGTACGTCAAAAACGTGAGTTTTTGAGATGATAACTAGGTTGGAGAATGTAGTGGTAAATGAGCCTTGTAAATACACCAATGGCGACATAGGGGTCGCCATTGGTTGTTCATATGTTAGTTGTTAAGCTGTTGTATAAGCGTGCTAAACTTTGTAATAATTTTTTGTCTAAACTCATCAACGACTTGGTTGCCTTGATTTTCAAGTATATGTTTCTCTACTTCGCCTTGAAGTAATTGAAACATAATCTCATAGTTTAGTTGTTTCTTACCGTCTATGTTTATGTGCATAGCTGATTGCTCAGTAGGTTTATTATTATTAACTCGTTCACTTAATACTTTAGCAATATTAATTAAACTATTTGTCATTGTTATCTCCTATTGCTTTGTATTCACTATAAACAATCTCAGTAGTGAACTTGTTAAATAAATCATTATGAGCAATTTTGAAATTTGCTGTTTCAAATTTCTTTCGCTTTCGATTTATTTTTTGTACTCCAAAACTATTGCCTTGTTCATCTTGAACAATGATCAAGTTTTGATTTGTTCTATCAAAGCAATCTACAATGTTTTGTTTCATTGTATCTAACTCTTTAGATAGTCTATTTGCTTTTAGCTTTAATTGAGCATATGCAAGAATAACTTTTTTTTCTTCTTGCTTTAGCTTTTTTGCTTTTTGCATTTTTACCTCTTTGTTAAGTTAATGTATTCTTATGAATACTCTCTTATCTTATCAACTCCCATAATTATTGCAACATTTAATTTAACTTTTTTTTATCTATTTTTTTAGGTATTAATGGCTCAACTTGTAGTTGTAAGTTTTTCCCCATCAGCTTTCCAAGATTTTTCACCAGACCTTCAATCTGCTCTATATGTTTCTCTTGTGCTATCTGCCCATTCTTACGATAACGAGCCGAGGCGACAGTTGTCGCCTCGTTCTTTTGTTTCTTACCACGAACAGTCATACGCTATATCTTTTCCTTTTTTCAACTGCTCTCTGCACCAATCTATAAACTTTTTATCTTGGGCTTTATATTCTTTAACGGCATCCTCTTGGGACTGTTGCCCCCAGAAAAATCCGTCTGACGCAAAACAATTCCAATAATCGTTCATGTGTTCCTCTTCTAAGCGATTAACGAGTTCTTCTGTTATCTTTACTCCACCCATACCACCATTGAAACCTAGATGTGATAAGTCACCAAACCCACCTTGATCTGCCTCTGACGGTGCTGGCTTGTTTTGTTTCTTGTACTCTTTATTAAAGAACACCTGCAGGCGAGCATGTTTTCTCCAGTAAAACTCTTCATGCACTTCGCCATTACTATCTCGGTATCCTGCGTATTGATCTAAACCCATAGCTCTCTCTCCTTTGTTAGTTTTTTGTGGAACTATCAGCATAATCTTAAGTGACAGCATTAGCAGGATACAAAGTATCTCGGCTGGGGTGTCAACCTGATAATTCCAATCGTCATCTTATCAAATCCCATTCATAATGCAAGAACTTTTTTTTTCAGCACGAAGTGCCTGCTTGTGCCAAAATCTTAGAATCATTCTAAACTGTTCGGTATCCTAGTTCAAACGAGCGAGACTAGTAGCAGAACTGTTCCTGCCAACAGCACGGTTGTGAATGTTGGGAACAGCAACCAGAGCACTGCAATCATCAACGCTAACGACATTACTTAAGCTTCCCTTCGTCCACGAGGTCTTCCTTCTCACCATAGTCCATCCAGCCAATGGCTTCGTCGACACCTTTCATGAACGCAACTTTCTCTGCTGCTGAGGCAAACTCGTAAGTCTTCTCCACATCGTACCCGCTGCCCCACACGAGCGTTACTTTAATTTTTTTTACCATCATCATTATCCTTTCTGCTCGCTCGCTTGTTGATTAATACAATCATTACAAATTAAATCAAAATCAATTTCATTAATATCTTTCATTGTTCCATACAATTGCACTCCTTCACATTTTGAACAAATATCAAATGGTTGATTAGGATTATTTTTCATAATTTGCTTTTGTTGTTGTTCAGTCAATTTCATATTATCCTCCTTGACCCGTGAACCAATATACATCGGCCAGGTCCTGATTCATACATAAGACTAGATGGGATATAAGTCAAGAACTTTCTTCACAAGATGTTCGCGCTGCGGGGACACAGGATAACTAAAGAGGTGTAAAAAAGCCTGTGTCCCTGTAGCACGAGAAACCACGAAGTGTATCGAGTCCTTCCCAACTGCAGTCTCGTGATTTCCAGTGGTCTTCTTCATTTCAAACGAGAACGAGAACGAGGACGAGAGTCTGGACGAGAACGAGCTTTGCCATCTGGATCCAGCAGGTAACGCTGAAGGAGCTTCCAGTTTACGGGATTCGGTAACGACAGCCACGGGAGAACGGAACGAGGATCAGTGAACGAGGACAACGGTCTGTAAATTGACAAAGACGAGTCCGAGAGGGTCTCTTTGAAGATAAATACACTACCACCAGCTTTAATATATTTATTTATCCAAACTATCTGCCACTTATTAAGTGCAGGATAACTGATATTATCTGATTTTAATTCTATCCAAAATATTTTGCCATTTGCAACACAATGTATATCTGGTATTCCGTTAATTGTGCTAGATTCTATGCGAGTTAAAAAGCAGTCAGTCAAGTTTTTCTTGACTCTATTCCATAACAAACTTTCTCTTTTCTTTTCGCTCATTTTGTAGTCAGTTTTTTTATATCTATGATGACTGATTGAGGTATGATTGTAGTATTACCAATCTCTATTGATCCATCATCATTTTCTGAATAATCACCAAAAATTCTTGTAATTCCTTTAGTCTGACTTAATAAGTGTCCTTTGGTTACACAAGTAGGAAGCTTTGCCTTCAGAGCTGCAGGGATGCTTTGCCAACTACTATCACTGCAAATATCATACCACGAGACTGAAACGAGAGGGTACTTCTCTTGCCAAGTCTTAGCTTTTTTATTAATTGTTATTTTTCGTTTTAACATTTACTACTCCAACTGATGTATTTAATTTTTTGTTATGTTTAGCATTAAATAACTTTATAAATTCAGACCAACTAGTCTTCCTCAGATGTTCCTTCGATCGTCTTTGCGTTGTGACCATCGATTTTCTGCGAAAGCTCTTGTAATTTTTTTTCAAGCTCTTCACGTGACATACCCTCCAGACCTGTTACTCTTACTTCTTTCTTATCAACATAAGCACCGGCTAATTGTCCTGATCTATACTCTGCATTTATTGCAGCAGCATACTGATCTTTTTTCTCTGCCTTATCTGCTAATCGTTCTAATCTTTTGTAACGTCTAAGGTTATCACCTTCGTACATTTTAAGTTCTTGACCAAACCTTGTATCAAAGTATTTTGCTATGTGTGGGTTCAATCTTCTGCTTAATAATCTGGATGCTATGACACCGTAATCATTTTCATTCTTACAAACATATCCTGCTTTTTTAAGTGCCTCAGCTTGAGTGATGTTGCCATGATCTTTCACCATTATTTCAACAAACATTTTTTGTTTTGGTGTTAGATCATCTACTGTTCTAAGTTCCTTCTTTTTCAGACCCATAATCAAATTCTTTCAATATTTTTAATTTTTCTTCATTTTGAGCAATAACATCAATTAATTTATCTAACTCATCAACGTGTTGTGGATGCTCACCAATAGCAACTGGTTTTTCTAAATAAATTTTTACAGTTGCATCTGCTTCAGATATTTTAGCTTTGTATCTATCTGCGAGTGCTTTTAATAAAATATCTCTAAACATAATTAACAAAAGTTTTTGATTTTAACATGGTCAGTTCGTTTTTTCTCCTCTTTGGCCTTATTAATCTTCTCTCTGTTCCATAAAAGTAACAAAAAAACAATAAAACCGTAGATTGCAAATAACATAACCACTACATGTAGTATTTCTAACATCATAAAATTCACTATATAGATTATTTTAACACCTGACTACAATAAATAAAAGTTTTTTAAAAGTTCCCGCAAGTGGTGTCCCTCAGGGACACCACAGGGACACCACAGGGACACCACTAAATTGGCTTAAAAGTGTTGCTATTATTGAATAATAATTGATTAGGGACAGCAGGGACACCTCTTTTACCCTCTGACCTGTTTATGATTGCATTACCCTAGATAATCTATATAGTAAATATTGTGAATAGTTTAATACTAATTACGTTCAAAGTTTGCCTCAGGCGGTCATTACTAGCTCTCTCTAATTATAGGTTATCGTCTGGGGTAAAATTTGTAAGACCACCGTGACTAATTATTAAACTCTAAATTCTTAATTTGCTTCATAATTTCTCTTCTCTCTTCACTACTATTTGTTGCCCTATATTGTTTATATAAATCTCTATACTTTACCCAATTTTGTTGGATCTTTGTAAATGTCACTTGTCCGGTGGCCTGTAACTTTTTGTATCTATCTGTGATTATATCTGGATCAAACCCTGCCAACCAACAAATTTTAACGAATACCGAATCAGGATACATAAACCAATTATGAGCATCGATCTTATAATAAGTTTCAGTCTTAGATGGATTAGGATTTAAAGCGTCTTCAAAAGCTTGCACAATGATAGCTTGAAACAAACGCTGCTCACATGGCCTATTTTCTTGTATCAATACTGAAGTAATATTAGTGCCCAAACTTTTTAACAAGTGTGGAGAGTAACTCACGGTAATGTTCCCGAATCTGTTTAGGAGAATCGATATTCT